CGCGCGTTCCCTTGCGCTATCAGCCCTGGACGCAGTTCAACAGCCAGTTGCGCTATTGGCAGAACTACATTGGTATGCCCATCGCCTACTCGATTTACGGCAGCCAAAAATTCTACGTTGGCCCTACCCCTGACCAGACCTACACTATCGAGCTGGACACCATTGTGCAGCCAACTGACCTTGTTGCGCTTGCTGATGTTGAAACCATACCTCTGCCGTACACAGACCCTGTGCCCTACTACGCGGCTGGCACGGCCAAGTACAAAGAGCAGAGCTACGGCGAAGCCGAAATCTTCAAGCAGGAATATCTGAAGAAGGCGCAGAACGTACTTGCGACTTCGTTCCAGCGCCGGATACCGGACGTTTACAGTCAGGTGTACTGACATGGCGGCGTCACCTGAACAGAAAAAGAACTATCAGGTCGTTAAGTCCTTCAAGGGTCTCAACACAAGGCCCAACAGGACGGCGCTTGAAGACGACGAGTTTGCTTGGCTCGAAAACATTCAGCCAATTGGGTATGGCAACCTCAAAGTTGTCGGTACGTCATCTACCGTGCAGGCCAGCGGATCAAATGTCGCTTGGGCCAATACGGTGTCCGCGCTGTATAGCTGCAACATCAAGAATGTTGACTACATCGTCGCGTTTGAAGCGGATGGTCGCGCTGAATATCTGAAGCTTGACACCAATACTAAGGGAACGCTGGCCGCAGCGGGAACTTTCAGCGCGTCTGGCGTTCGTATGCGACAGTGGAAGAACGAACGCGCCATCATCTCAGACCCCAGTAAGGGTTATTACACTTGGGACGCCGTTGATCTGATTTCGGTGGGCTCTATTGGCGCTGTTGGCATTACGGCGACGGGTTCGGGCTATACAACGCCCCCGACTGTGACTGTCAGCTCTCCCAACCAATCAAATGGCGTTCAGGCGACCGTTGTGGCCTCGATCTCCAATGCGGCCAGCACGATCACCAATATCAGCATCACCAGCGGCGGCAGCGGTTACACTAGCTTCCCAACGGTCACAATTGCCGCCCCAACAAGCCCTTATGGTGTTCAAGCGCAAGCCGTCGTGACCAGCATCACCAGTGGCGCAATTTCTTCTATCCAGATCACCAACCCTGGTTACGGCTACACCAGCGCTCCCAGCGTCACCTTCTCAAGCGGCGCAGCGACGGCGACGGCGGTCGTTGGTTCTGGCCTTGTCACCGCGCTTACAATCACTAATGCAGGCACCGGATACACCAGCGCGCCGACATTGACGTTCACGGGCGGCGGCGGGTCTGGAGCGGCGGCTGTTGCGGGCCCGTTGACATTCAAGACGGGCACAATTGGCATTCTCGTCACCAGCAGCGGCACAGGGTACACCAGCGCGCCGACGGTTGTCATAGGCGCGGCCCCAGGCGGCGGCACCAACGCTGCGGCTACGGCCATCGTCTTTGGCGGGCAAGTCACGCAGATCGTTGTGACCAATCCTGGCGCTGGGTACACCACTGCGCCAAGCGTCAGCTTCAGTGGCGGTTCTCCCACAACTGCGGCGACCGCCAAGGCGCTTTTGACTAGCGATGATCTGTCAGACGTTGCCTCGTTTCAGGGCCGCACATGGCTCTCGCAAGGCCGCACGGTCTATTACAGCGCGGCTGGATCGTACAACGACTTTATCAGTATTTCTGCGGGTTTGGTTCAGATTACGGACGACACGCTGCACAGCAACATCGCGGCGCTCGTTTCGGCCAACAACTTCTTGTACGTCTTTGGCGACGACAGCATCAACGTCTTCTCGGACGTGCGCGTCACCGCGACCGGCAACACGCTCTTTACCAACACGAACGTCTCGGCATCGACGGGATCGGTCTATTACGACGGGATATTCCCGTATTTCCGGTCTTTGCTGTTCATCAACGATTACGGCATCTTTGCCTTGATCGGCGCGACTGTCAGCAAGATTTCGGATGCGTTGGACGGCATATTCCCGCTGATAGACTTCAGCCAACCGATTTCTGGCGGTCAGGTGCTGGTCAACAACATCCTGTGCGCGGCGTTCAACGTTTATTACAACGACCCTGTGCAGGGCACACGCCCCATTCAGCTTGTCTTCTTTGACAAGAAATGGTTCGCGACCAGTCAGGGCACGTTGAAGCACATCACTCCGGTTGCTACAGCCAAGAAACTTTACCTTTACGGCACAGGCGGCACTAACTTGTTGTCTTTGTACACGGACAACACGGCTAACGTTAGCACAACAATTAAAAGCGCTTTGTGGCCTATGCAGGACACGATTCGCACAAAACAGGCGCTCAAGTTTGCGTTTGAGGCCACTCAGACAACCTCCGCCGTGTACAATGTTACGGTGGACAGCGAAACCAATGTCAGTCCGACTTATGTTATGTCTAATGTGATTTATTGGACAAATAATGCAGGGACAAACATTGGCTGGATCAACAACTCGTTTGCCTCTGTCACTTGGGCAGGTGGGGCTGGCTATCAGCTTTATAAATCTGATGCCCAGCAATATGGCAAATATCTCGGTCTTACGATAACATCGTCCACACCGTCGTTCACGCTTAACACGCTGGAGATGGAGTACGAGCAAAGGGTGAGGTTCTAATGGCGCTCCCAATTTCTGTCCCATATAGCTTTGCTAATGCGACGACCTCCATCCCGTTGTCGCAACTGGATACCGATATTTCCACTATCTATGCCACCGTAAATGGGATTGGGAACGGAACGGTTGCGCTATCAAACGTAGTGATCACTGGCGGCATCGTGTCCAATGTTTCGGGCATATCAACGTCAGCCATTTCAAACGGAACATCAAACGTCTCCATTGCTACGGCAAATGGAAACGTTACTGTTTCGACGGCTAACACGACTGCGATGACGATTGATACGAGCCAGAATGTAGGGATTGGGACGAGTTCTCCGGGTAATAAATTGGATGTTGCTGGCAACCAAGGGTTCAGCACGTCTGCGTATCTTTTTTCTTATGCCGGAGGAACATCTGCGCAAGTTCGTGCGGGTTTCTATATGGATGGCACCAACCAACTGGTGTCCGTTTATACGGGGACCAATGAACGTATGCGCATCGACTCCAGCGGAAACGTAGGGATTGGAACGAGTTCAATTTTTTCTGGCGCAAAACTTGATGTTGCTGGTGCTGGTGCACAACGCCTTTATGTGCGTGAAACAGGATCGTCTGTTTACGGTAAGCTTGTTGCAAGCACGACAGCCGTAACGCTTAGCGCCGAAAGCAGCAACCCTCTTATATTTGGAACCGCAGATACAGAACGCGCCCGCATCGACTCCAACGGCAGGCTTTTGGTTGGTCTTACTTCTGGTTCTTCTGGCGGTAAAGTTTCCATTCAACAAAACGATAATTCAAACGATAACAGTTATTCCGGTCTAGACATTTATAAAGGCTCTGCCACCACATCGACGGCACAAGTCTTCCAGCGGTTTTTCATTAACAATGGAACAGCTAATGGAAGCATTACAGCCAACGGCGCTTCCAACGCTGCGTTTACTGCTTATTCTGATGCTAAGCTGAAAGAGAATATTGTAAACTTGCCTGCTCAGTTAGCTAACATTCTGGCGCTGCGTCCGGTTGAGTTTGACTACAAAGGCTACGAAAATGGCGAAGGGCATCAGATAGGTTTTATTGCGCAGGAAATGCAGGGGGTCTATCCAGACGTTGTAAACGAAGGTGAAGATGGCATGTTGACCGTCACTGGCTGGTCAAAAACAGAAGCTCGCCTTGTCGCAGCCATCCAAGAATTATCCGCCAAGAACAACGCGCTTGAAGCTCGTCTTGCTAAACTGGAGTCCAAGCAATGAGCGTGACGAACACTTGGGTCATCGAACAGATGGATTGCTACCCGCAAGCTGAAGGGCAGACGGATGTGGTGTTCACTGTCCATTGGCGCGTCAATGCTACGGACGGCACCTACAGCGCCACCAGCTACGGCACCGTGGGCGTGACCTACGTCGCGGGTACGCCATACACGCCTTACGCTGACCTGACGCAGGCTCAGGTTGTTGGTTGGGTTCAGACTGCTATGGGGCCTGAACAGGTCGCCAGCATTGAAACAAGCCTTGCCACCAACATCGCTAATCAAGTTAACCCCCCGGTGGTGACGCCGCCTCTTCCCTGGAGCGCATAATGGGCATTCAAGCATTCACCCCTATGGGCAACACGGTGACATTTACGGCAGCTACAACCGCTCCCGCGCCCGTACAGGCGTTGTCAACCACAATAGGCGGTACTCAATATCGCGTTCATAATACCGGAACCGTAACCATTTACCTTGGTTTTGGCTCAACGGCTGCGGCTGCAAACACGATGGCAAATACGTCATTGGTTGGGTCAACCATCTCGATGGTCGCCAGCTCAGTCGAGGTGTTCACATTGAACGCCAATCAGTATTTTACCGCTGTCACGTCCAGCGGCACGTCTGTTGTAAATATCACTCCTGGAGATGGAGTTTAACATGGTCTTTCGTGTTGCGGGTGGGACCTCTGGTGGCGGTGGCGGCGGAAGCGGGACCGTCACTCAGATAGATACCGGAACTGGCCTCACCGGAGGACCAATAACAACGACTGGAACCGTCAGTTTGGCTAACACTGCGGTGACGGTTGGAACATATGGCAGCAGCACTAACGTCGCCCAAATTACGGTTGACGCACAAGGAAGAATAACCGCCGCAGCTAATGTTGCTATTTCTGGTGGCGGTGGCGGTATTACTTGGCAATCCGTTCAAACGGCCAGCTTCACGGCTGTCGCGGGGAATGCCTATCCGGTCAACACGACTTCATCAGCAATCACCGTCACGCTTCCCGCTAGCCCGTCTGCGGGCAATATTGTGCAACTGACGGACTATGCAGGGACGTGGGCAACAAACAGCGTCACAGTTGCGCCTAATGGCAGCAACGTAAATGGTTCTTCCGGCAATCTTACGTTTTATGTCGGACGTTCCAGCATTGCACTTGTCTATATAGACGCTACACAAGGCTGGCTTGCTTATTCTGGTTTTAAGGCCACTGGCGTTGGGCAATCTTACACAGCTACATATCTTGTTGTTGCTGGCGGTGGTGGCGGTGGTGGCGATGTTGGCGGTGGTGGCGGTGCTGGTGGATTATTGTCTAGCACATCGACATTAACGGCAGGAACCACATATACAATAACAGTAGGCGCTGGCGGCGCTGGGGCTGTTGGATCAAATCCCGGAACGATTGGCAGCAACTCTGTCTTTTCTAGTTTTACAGCAACTGGCGGCGGCGCTGGCGCCAAAAATAATGGGTCCGCTGGTTCTGGTGGGTCAGGCGGTGGTGGCGGTTGGAGTAATTCAACACCTACTGCTGGTGGCTCTGGCACATCAGGGCAAGGGTTTGCTGGCGGCACAGGTGGTACAGCTTCTCCCGGTACGGGCGGCGGCGGTGGTGGTTCGTCTGCTGTTGGCGCAACCGGGAAGCCCGGCTCAACTGGTATTGGCGGCGCAGGAACATCGTCATCAATAACTGGTTCCGCTGTCACTTATGGCGGCGGTGGCGGTGGCGGCGGTTACAACACAACTGGCGGCGCAGGCGGTGCTGGCGGTGGCGGGACGGGCGGTCAAGTTAATGACCCAGGAATAGTAATTTCAGCGGCGACCGTTGGAACTGCCAACACTGGCGGCGGCGGTGGCGGTGGCGGCGCGTATTCCCAGAACGGCGCGGCTGGCGGCTCCGGCGTTGTC